GAAGGCGACGGAGGAAGCGCAGGCTCAGGCTGAGGCTGCTGCTGACGAACTCCGTAAGGAGCGCTCTGAGCGTGCCGACGCTGACGCGATCGTGAAGGCTCGTGAGTCGTTCGCGAACCTTGGTCTTGACGCTGAGGCAGTTGGGCCTGCCCTGCGGCGTCTGGCTGAGACCGATGAAGACTTGGCGAAGTCCGTCGAGGACGTTCTGACTGCCGCTAACGCGAAGGTCGAGTCCGCTGACTTGTTCGCTGAGATTGGCAAGTCTGCCCGCCCTGCGGGTAGCGCCTTTGAGAAGGCCGAGGCTATGGCTAAGGCCGCAGTTGCGGACGGCAAGTCTGCGACGTTTGAGCAGGCTCTATCGGACGTGTTCACGTCTGATAGCGACCTTTACATGTCCTACCTCGCCGAGCAAGGAAAGTGAGGGCCTAGAAAATGGCCTACGAGTTCAGTAATTACGCAGTAAAGGCGACGCTCGTTGCGGGAGCGGACCTTTCTGCAAAGCAGTACCACTTCGTCAAGATTGACAACGGCACCGGCAAGGCTGTCGCGGTCAATGGAGCAACTGATCGTCCGTTTGGTGTTCTACAGAACAACCCGACTGCCGATCAAGAGGCTGAGATTCTGGTTGTTGGCGGCACGAAGATCGTTGCCGGTGGCACCGCCTCAGCAGGCCAGCCGCTTTTCCCGAGCGCATCTGGCAACGCCGTGACTCTCGTCTTCGGCACGACCGGGTCCGCTGCCTATGCCGTGGGTACTTTTGTTACCGACGGCAGCGCTAGTGCGACCACTACCGCTGTTATCGACTGCGCGAACGCTGGTCGCGGACTCTAAGGAGAACTGAGAAATGCCACAGCCAACGATCAGCGACGTTCATGTTGACGCGATCCTGACAAACATCTCTGTTGCTTACATGCAGCGTGCAGAGAACATGATCGCGGACAAGGTGTTCCCCGTCGTTCCTGTTGACAAGAAGTCGAACAAGTATTTCACCTACACCAAGGGTGATTGGTTCCGTGACGAGGCTCAGCGCCGCGCACCGGGCACCGAGTCCGCTGGTGGCGGTTACAACCTGTCGACTGATACCTACAGCGCTGACGTGTTCGCGTTCCATAAGGACGTGGACGATCAGACGCTCGCCAATGCTGACACTCCCTTGAATCCTCTCCGTGAGGCTGCTGAGTTCGTCACCTCCCGTTTGATGCTGCGCCGTGAGGTTCAGTTCATCACGGACTTTATGACGACCGGCGTGTGGGCGAACGAGAAGTCCGGTGTGGCTTCTGGCCCGTCTTCTTCGCAGTTCATCCAATGGAATGACTACAGCAACTCTGATCCGATTGAGGATATTGAGGAAGCCAAGGAAGACATCTTGTCGACCACGGGCTACGAGGGCAACACTCTCGTTCTCGGTTACCAAGCCTTCCGGCAACTCAAGAATCACCCGGACATTGTTGACCGCTACAAATACACCACTTCCTCGGTGATCACCGAAGAAATGATGGCTCGCTTGTTCGGTGTCGACCGTATCCTCGTCGCTAAGTCCGTGAAGAACGGCGCTGATGAGGGTCTGGCTGACTCGTTCGCGTTCAACTTCGGTAAGGCTGCTTGCCTGCTGCACGTTGCACCGAACCCCGGTCTGATGACTCCGAGCGCTGGCTACATCTTCGCGTGGACGGGTGTTTCGGGTGGATTGGGCGCTACCGTCGGAACCTCACAGTTCCGCATGGAGAGTCTTCGTGCCGCTCGCGTTGAGGCTGAGTTCGCGTTCGACAACAAGGTTGTCGCTTCCGATCTCGGTTACTTCTTCAACACCTGTGTCGCTTAGGAGGAATGAATGTCAAATCGACTGACAAGGGGCGAAGCCCTCGTAGGTGATTTGCAGGCTGACGATGACGTCACCACAGGTGATGATCTCGTCGTCGGCGACGACGCCTCAGTTGCGGGTAACCTCGACGTTACTGGCAACCTGACAGCGGGTGGAACGATCGACCTCGGTGATCCGGTGACTTTCATCGCTGATCCGACAGGTGGGGCGACCATCGACGCTGAGGCTCGCACAGCGATCAACTCAATCCTTGACGCGCTTGACGCGGTTGGGATCATGGCAGCGTCCTAAGACGTTCCCTGAGAGGGGGTCGGCGGGTGATCCCTGTCGGCCCCCTTTCATCATTTGAGGAGAAGTAATGACGTGGTCTTACAGCGGGAACCCTGCTGATTCCAACAGGGATGCAGTCCGATTTTTGATTCAAGACACCGACACTAATGATCAGTTGTTGTCGAATGAGGAGATCGACTACACGCTGACCACGGCAGGGTCCGTTTACATGGCGGCGCATGATTGCGCTTATGTGATCGCCACTCAGTACGCGCAACTCGCTTCGAGTAAGAGCGTCGGCGATATGTCGATCAGTTACAGCGATAGGGCTAGTGGCTACTACACGATCGCTGACCGGATGTTGCAGTTGCAGGCGATGAGAGAGCCACCGACACCGTACATTGACCCTGACAACATTATTAGGGCGTCTCAGAAGACTGTGCCGCCGGATAATGGCACCGAGTTCTACACGGGTCAACAAGACTACTTGAGGCCGTAGACATGGCTCTTGACCGCGAGTTCTTGCCGCTCATGTTGGAGACGGTTGTCGTGAAGGCGCAGGCGAGTCTGGACAAGTACGGTAAGCAGACCTTCGCCGCGTCGGGTGACTCGTATCGAGCGCGACTAATTTTTGAGGATCGGTTGATGCACGATCAGAATGGTCGTGAGGTCGTGGAGACTGGAAGGGCGATCTTGTTTGGCGCTGCCGCCTCTATCACGACGCAGCACAACATTGAGTTGCCGGATGGGTCGACCCCGAAAATAACGAGGGTTGACACGATTCAGGACGAGGACGGGGATCATCATTCCGTGATTGGGTTTGGCTTGTAATGCCTAGTCGAGTTCGAGTGAAGAATCTTGCGCCTTTGCAGAAGGCTTTCATCATCGCGGGCGCTGACGCTCCCTTGTTCGCTGCTCGTGCGTTGCGTGAGGAGGCCGATGAGGCGTTCGCGTTGACGCAGACGGTCGTTCCGGTGCGGACGGGTGTGTTGCGTGCGTCGGGGGAAGTTCACGGCCCGCGAACCCGTGGAACTAAGGCTTACGCGGAGATAACTTATGGTGGACCGGCTGCGCCATACGCGATTTATGTGCATGAAATTCCACCATCGCGGGCTAAGCATGATTACCCGACAAGGTGGAAGTACCTTGAAAACCCTGTTCGTGAATACTCTAAGGGGATGGGTGAGCGAATGACGCGACGAGTATTGGACATGATTGCTCGGAAGTTTGAGATTTCCTAATGGCGACAATCTTAGAAGCCGTAGGCGATTATCTTGTCTCGCAGGGTCAGGGAACTCTCGGCACGGACTTGTTTCTGGCGACGATGCCTGAGTCGCCGGACGCGCTGGTGACTGTTTACGAGAACGCCGGTAATAAGCCTGAGATGACTATGGGGAGTTCCCCTTGGGCGATTGACCGGCCCCTTATTCAGGTGATTTGTCGTGCGGGTCGTCAGGATTACCCGACTGCGAGAGATAAGGCGGAGACGATCCGAGCGATTCTCGCTGCAGTTACGGACACGACAATCTCTACGATAAAGATCATGCGTATTGAGTCTCAGGGATCGGTCATACCTATGGGGGAGGATGACAATCAGCGCCCAATGATCTCAATGAATTTTGAGTGCATGGTTCGGTATGACTGACGCTTACGGTCGAGGGGTTATCACGGACGAGACGCCCCGCTGTTGGCGGTGCAACAGAATCTTGGCAGTTCTCATGTCTCGCCCGTGGGTCATAAAGTGTTCTCGTTGTAAGGCAGAGAATCGAAGCCAATAGGAGTCGAGCATGAGCGACTTGATCGACGATCTTGATGAACTGGCGCGGAAAGCGACTGGCCCTAAGAACAAACAATGCGCTGTGGAGTGGGTGCTGGGGGAGGTCGATGAGCAGTCCCGTGTCAAGTTAGTTGCTTTGCTTGATGATGAGCATGTTTCTGGCGCTCAATTATGTAAAGTGCTGACGTCTCACGGTTACCCAATACAGTATTCAAGCGTGATCCGACATCGGCGGCGCTTGAAAGGAAACGCGGGATGCAAGTGCCCTTAGAGCAGCAGTCCGTTCTCGTCATGTTGCTAGATGATCGTGTCTGGATTGACAGCAACACTTTGATCTCGTATTTACGGATCGTTGAGGATCAAGCATCTCGCCATATTGAGGAAGCGATAGAGGCGAGCGATAAGGGTAAAGAATTCGCTGCGTTCGGTGGTCGAGAGGTTGTTCGGCAGATAGCCGACGGCATAGTCCTGACGACTATGACCGCTAACGAGGAGATTAGGGCAAAACGTGGGTCTACCAGACGATCTTGATGCTCTAGCCAAGGCGGGAGAGGTCGCCGGTTATCAGGCATCTGCCGTGAAGCATCCTTCCGGCTGGGAGCCGGGGGTTGCATGGAACGGTGACTCAGGAACATTGACGACGCACCCGATCGACGCGGAGCCGAATGATTGGTCTGAGTTGCTTTCCGTGTGGGATTTGGACCCGACGGTGTTCGAGGTCATTGAGCCTGTGCAGTTTCGCGCTTGGGATGCCCCTGACCCTGAGGGCGGTTTACGTCGCCTGTTCTACTACAAGGCCACTATCAGGAGACGTGTCGACTCTCGCGAGTCTGTGGAGGAGTTGCTGTCGGTCCTCGGCAAGAAGCGCCCTAAGAAGCCGCCAGAGAGTTCAGGGGAGGGTTTCGCGTTCTGCGTGCCTTCTGGTGACCTGCAGTTAGGTAAGCCCGATGGGGACGGCACAGAGGGCACCATCGAGCGGTTCTCCTCTAAGACTGACGCTGCCGTGGCTCGGCTCAAAGAGTTGCGGAAAATGGGTCGAGTGGTTGATGAGATCGTGTTGCCTTGGCTCGGTGACTGTATTGAGGGGCTGGTTTCGCAGGGCGGCGCTCTCGCTGCTGCGGGCCGCTTGGACTTGACGATGACTGAGCAGTTGCGGGTGTACCGGCGGTTGATGCTGCATCAGATTCAGCAATTCGCTCCGTTATCGGATCGGATAGTGGTGCCCGTCGTACCGGGGAACCATGACGAGGTGCAGCGCGTCGGGAAGGTGACTCGGAGGTATGACGACTCGTGGGCGGTAGAGGGTGCGTCGGCTGTGGCTGATGCCTTGAAGTTGGCTGACGGCTATGAGCATGTGTCTTTCGTTTTTCCGGGCCATGACGAGTTGACCATCACCTTGGACGTCGCGGGAACGCCTGTCGGTTTCGCTCATGGGCATCAGTTCGGGCGTGACCCTGTGAAGTGGTGGTCGGGTCAGGCTCACGGTATGCAGGAGATCGGCAGTTCGACGCTCCTGCTGGGCGCTCACTTGCATCATCTCAGGATTGAGCAGGGTGGAGCGAAGACGTTTATTCAGATTCCGGCGTTGGATGGTGGCTCGACGTGGTGGCGGCATAAAACGGGTCAGGATGCGCCCGCTGGAATGGTGAGCCTCCTGATAGGCCACGGGGGCTGGAAAGATTTGGCGGTCCTGTGACATCCGAGGAGCACGCTGACGCCGTAGAAGCCACCCTAGAGGCTCTACGGGGCAGAATTTTGGGTGTAGGTGCTCAGCAGTACGACGACGGCTCCGGTATTCAGCAATTTGAGCGGAAGCCGCTAGAGGCTATCGTCACGGACGCTGTCGAGGAGATAGACGACCTAATCGTTTATTTATGTCAGTTGCGTATCCGATTGACCGAAGGGCCGTTGTCACATCTCTGATCTTTCTCAGGGTTTCGTGTTTTTTCCTTTAGACTGGACGAAGTAGTTTCGTACTCCAAGTGAGTCCGTCCGTCACTACTTCGTGACCCCGTGTGGTCCCTGCGGCGGTGCGGATTCGCGCTGCCACAGGGAGGTCAAGTGCCTTATCGGGTGCTCAACGGTTTGTCCTATCCACCGGACAAGCGTGCAGAGGTGGGGGACATCGTTGATGACCTTCCATCCAAGTCGGTGAAGTGGCTTCTCAAGAAAGGCCACATCGAGGAAGTCACGGGTGGCGCTAAGTCATCGGGGAAGCCCGCCTCAACTCATCCCGCATTTCAAAAGCCTAAGTCTGAGGATGGTGACGAGTAATGGCTTTCATTCACGGAAAAACAACTTCTGTTCTCTACAACGGGACTAACCTCTCAGCGTTCTTCAACGAAGCCTCGATGTCTCAGGACGTCGAGACCGCTGAGACGACCGCGTTCGGTGACGACGCTAAGACGTACATCACGGGCTTGAAGGACGGCACGATGAGCCTGTCGGGGATGTTTGACGGCGCGGCTGACGCAGTTGACGTGGTCTTGACATCCACGCTGGGCGCTACCGCTGCTGATGTTGCGACCGTCGTTCCGGCTGGACTGTCGACCGCTGGTGTCTCCACTTACAGCGCTGAGGTGCGGGAGACGTCTTACGAGATTTCTAGCCCTGTTAGCGATGTTGTAGCCGCCAACGCTGAGGTTCAGGCGACTGGCGGTATTGACCGTGGTGAGTTGCTTATCGGAGGATCAAGTATCACAGCCGTTGAGCAGACGACCGCGATCGACAATGGCTCCTCCACCAGCAACGGTGGAGTTGGTTATGTGCATGTCACGGCTAATACCCGTGATGATTCCAGCACCTTCAAGGTGCAGGACAGCGCAGATAACATCACGTTCGCTGATGTCCTCACGTTTTCGAGCGTGTCGGCATCAGCAACAAGCGGCGAGAGAGTCGCCGTTACAGGCACGGTCGACAGGTACGTCCGCGCCGAAGCAACCCCCGGAGGTTCTGCCGGGTCACTCACATACACAATGGCGTTTGCCCGGAGTTAGGAGAAGTCGTAATGGCTTTTGTTCATGGTAAGAAGTCCCTTTTCAAGTTGGACGACAGCGGCGGCACCCTGCAAGACCTGTCGGCTTTCTGCGAGGAAGTTTCCTTGTCGCGAGACATCGAGACGGCTGAGGTCACCACATTCGGTGATGACGCTAAGGAATACATCACGGGTCTGACGGACGCGACGATCAGCCTTAGCGGTAAGTTCGACTCGGCTAATGCCTCGGCGATTGACCCGGTCCTTTCGGGCATCCTCGGTCAGGCTGCGACGGTGACGTACAACTACCGGATCAGCAGCGACGCTATCGCTGCGACTAACCCTGAGTATCAGGGTGAGGCGATCCTGACCTCGTATGAGGTTGCGGGCAGCGTTGGCGATGCTGTTACGTTCTCGGCTGAGTTGCAGTGCACCGGGGCTATCACTCGCGCTACTTCCTGATCTAGGCTTCCCTAGACAGTCCTAATCGTGGCCCCTTGTGGCCCCTACGGAAAGAGTGAGAATGTCTTTACGCGAAAAGATCCTTGCAGCAGAGGACATCGAGTCTGAGATGTTGGAAGTCCCTGAGTGGGATTGCACCGTCGAGGTTCGTGGCATGAACGGCGCTGACCGTTCACGCATCTTGGAATCTGCCGCAGCGTCAGAAGACGGCAAGATCAGTATCGGCAACATGTATGTCGAGACTGTGATTGCCAGCACCTACGATCCTGAAACTGGTGAGCGTATCTTCACGAACGCTGATCGTGACGTGTTGATGAGCAAGTCCGCTGCCGCGATTGACAAGATCGCGACTGTCGGGATGCGCTTGTCGGCGATGGACACGAAGGCGGCTGATGATGCTAAGGCCACGTTTCCTGAAACGACCACATCGTAGGTTTCTGTTCGAGTTAGCAGAAAAACTAGGTAGGACGGTCGGTGAACTCCTTTATGGTTCTCCCTCTCACAGGCCGATCACCTCGTCTGAATTGACGGAGTGGTCGGCTCTGTGGGAGTTACGGAACTACGAGGCTGAGCAGGCCGCTAAACGTAAGCGTTAGTTCGGAGGTGTGTTGTGGCTCAGGTAACTGTTGAGGCGCAATACATCGCCGACACTACGCAGTATGTTCGTGCCCTTCGGGCTGCCGCTGCTGCTACCACTCAGTTAGCGAATCAGATTCCTCCGCAACTGAGGATGCAGCATGAGTTAGCGGACGGCTTAGACGAGACCCGAGAGTCAGCGGAGGACGCTGGTAAGGGCTTCACAATCCTGCGAAACGCTATGGGTACGGCCCTCGGTGTCGCTGCCGTGAACACGGTGACGCAGATGGTCGGGCGCATGAAGTCGTTCGCTATGCAGTCTTTTGATGCGGCGGCGCGTGTCGAGGAACTTGAGATCGCTATGCAGTCGATCGGCTCGGCGACGGGTGTCGGCGCTAAGGCTATCGAGGATGCCACGCAGGCTATCCGTGATAACGGTATTGAGTTGGGTGCTGCTCAGCAGATCGCTATTGAGTTCGCGCAGAATCAGTTGGATTTGGCTAAGGCATCGAAGGTTGCGCGTGTCGCTCAGGACTTGGCGGTTATCGCGGGTCGTAACTCGACGGCGACGACGCAGGTTTTGACGCAGGCGATCATTACGGGTAACAGCCGGTTGTTGAAGTCTGCGGGTATTTCTCGGTTAGCGTCGGAGGGGTATCAGGAGTACGCGGATTCGATTGGTAAGACTGTCCGGCAGTTGTCGTCGCAGGAACGACAGCAGGCTGTCACTAACTTGATTATTGCGGAGGGCGAGAAGGTAGCGGGCACTTATGAGGGTGCCATGAACGCCGCCGGGAAAGTGTTGCGTTCGTTCGCTCGTATCATCAACGACATTCAGATCGAGATGGGCAAGGTTCTGCTCAAAGCGTTCGGCCCGATGATCAAAGCGACCTATGACTTGTTGAAGGCGTTCAGTAAGACGATGCGTGAGGGCGGCGCATTGAGTGGGACGCTCAACACGTTGGCGAGCAGTTTCCAAGAAATAACTGATCCGATCACGCAATTTATCAAGAACTTGACGGAGTCTGTGAAGTCGGGTGAGGGAATAAAGAATATCGCGAACGCGATTGAGGAAGTTATTCCTTTCATTATGACCCTTGTGGAAACTAGCCGGTCGTTGGCTCAGGCTTACGCGAGTGTTCTGTTGCCTGCGATTCGGGCTTTGACTCCGGCTCTGACGGCTGTTTCTAACATGCTGAAAGTTCTTTTGGATGCGTTCAATAAGTTACCCGAGCCGGTCAAGTCTCTGATCGGCGTGCTGGTGCTCATGCGGGTCGCTATGGCTAAGAGTGAAACTGCCGCCAAGGTGTTCGGCATAACTTGGTCGCAAATGGCTGCCAAGTTCTCGCTCGGTGTGACCGCTATCGGCGTTGGGCTTATCGACTTCCAAGCAAAAATAAAGGCTGCGATGATGACGGGGAGGGTAAGTGTCCTCAGTTTCTCAGCCGCCGTCAATGCGATGAAGGTCGGTGCTGTCGCCTCCTTCCGAGCCATTGGCGCAGCCGCAAGAGGGTTGATGATTGCTCTTGGACCTGTCGGCGCGGTCCTCGCTGCGGCTACCGTCGCCGTAGAGGTTTTCGCTGGAAAGTCTGCTGATACTCAATCTAAAGTCGCAGCACTACGAGACACAGTAGACGAGACGACGGGTGCCTTTACGGAGTTGTCGAAACAGACGATCGCAAATGATTTACGGATGAATCTGTCGCCGGAAGATCAGGTTATGCTCCGTGAGTTGGGTCTCGGTGTCGAGGCTATGGCCTCAGCGATCGTCGAGGGTGGACCCGCCATTCAGGAGATGGGTCAAAAGTTCAATGATGCTATCGGGCCGTCAGGTCGCATAAAGACGAACATTCTTGGCATCAAAGACGCGGTTGTAGTCGCGGAACGTAATTTCGGTGGTTACGCGAAGATCGCTAATGAAACTTTGCGTCAGCAGGAGCAGGCTTCTATCGACGCTGGATTAGCGCAAGAGAGAGCATCGAGAATTGTTCTTCTTTCTCTTACGCAAGAGATCGCGAAGAATAAGGAGCGTGAGCAAGCGGTAATCGCGGCGCACCTAAATATGACGGCTGCCGAGAAGGCTCACTCTCAATTCACGATCAAAAGTTCCAACGCTATGCGTAAGGCGACCGAGAGCGCCACCGCTGCCGTGAAAGCCCTCGACGAGTCGACACAGAACATGCTCGACGCTATTAGCGGTGAGGCTAGTTACGACAAGGCCCGTGAGGGGATTCACGATCTTCGTGACGCCTTGAAGGACGGCGACAAGAAGTTGAACGGCTTCTCGCGTGCGGCTTTGGAAAACCGTGAAGCGATTCGTGACGCGGCGCAGGGTTACATCGACTACGCGAACTCCCTCGATGATCCGATCAAGCGTCAAGAGGCGTTAGCGGAGGGTCAGCGGAAGATTCGCAAAGCCATAAAGGACGCCGGTCTCGATCCTAAAGATTCCGACATCCTCAAGACGATGAAGGCTGAGGCTGAGCAGAGCGGTAAGACGGTCGACGAGTTCGCGGTGCAGAGGGATATCGCGGCTCAATACGGTAATCAGGTCGGTAAAAACTTCATTGACGGAATCATCAAGCAACTCCGAGATAATAAATCACAAATAAATACTGCTGCTGGGATGTCGGTTGATGGGATGGTCGACGCCGCTAACGACGTAATCGGCGCTTCGTCGCCGTCGAAAGAGGCGATGAAGGTCGCTAAAAACTTCATCGACGGCATCGTTGTTGGAGTTCAGAAAGAAAAGAAACTCGCTGAGATGGAGATTAGTGACCTCGGCGAGAAAATGATCAGCGCCCTTGAGAACAAATTGAGTGAGTTTTCTAGCGTATTGTCAACCTCGGGAAGCGCCCTTGGTGGCTTGGATGCTGCTAGTGGCGGGTTG